CTGCTGGTTTCTCTGCTGGTTTCTCTGCTGGTTTCTCTGCTGGTTTCTCTGCTGGTTTCTCTGCTGGTCTTGGCTCTGGTCTTGGCTCTGGTCTTCTAACAGGAGTTTGTGCAGGGGTAGAAGTATCACCGCCCTTTATGGGTCTGCCAAACACATTTTTTGGTGCACTGGACAACCCGTAATCTGTATATTTTTTATATGTAGTCGGTTCCTCTAACGGAGTTAATAAATCATAATTTGTAGATTTGTTAGATGTAAAGTTGTCAGATGCAGGCTTATTACCAAGACCAGATACTACTGGGCTAGTTGTTGCAACAGGAGCAGTAGATTGTACAGGATCGGGTGCTGGTTGTACAGCAGATGCTGACGCTGTAGACTGGCGAGGTACATATCCTACTCTCTCTGGGGTCCAAAAGGTTTTGGTGTTGCCGGCTAGACCATTAAACCAAGTTTCATTGTCTTTGTATTTCCATGTTAATTTTCCATCAGGAGCATATTCACCGTCGACACTGTAATTTTGCAGTATACCAGGTTTGGTTTCTTTTTCTACATCCGTTACCTTCATATCTGGTGGTAAAAACAGTTTCATTCCGTTATTGGTCTTTTCCCAAAATTCCCCAGGCTTAGCCATCATCAACGGAATTTTACCACCGGTATAAGGAATATGAAAATGTGTTGGAATAAAAGAATTCGGCGGGGTAGGGGTATTTAAAGATCGTGCGGTGTTATTACCTGAATTAGACGTGTTATCTTCCTCGTCATCGTCCTCATCGTCCCACCACGCTTCACGAAGATCCTCCATTTCCGACAAATAGTGCTTAAAAGTTTTCATTTTGGATTGTAATTATGATATGAAGTTTTTGCGCCAGACAGTTTCAGTATATCTAGCATTTCTTGAATATCTTCAGCCATGGGCGAGTTGGGTTCTTGTACGGGCGGTGCAGCATTTGGTTGCGGCTGCGCAGGAATTTCTGGTTGAGGTGCAGGTTGTGCGCCAGTAGGCTGTTGTGGCTGTTCGGGTGCTTCGGGCTGCTTTAGACCCAGTACTGTAGCCAGTTCTGAGTTTTGATCAGGATCAACTAGATCGGGCAAATTGATTTCTGCCCATAGAGAAAATATCTTTAGCGGATCTGCTGATTGATTGTCGTCGCTCGAATTTGCAGCGGCTTTGAAATCATTCTTCAAACTACTGTCCCATTCCGGTCCGCCTTGGCCTATTTCTATAGCCTGGGAAAAGAAATCCCAGGCAGTCATGCCATCTGGGCCTAGTTCTAATGGTTGATTACTGTCAGTGAGATCTTGAATTGCCTTGGTTAGATTTGTAATTTGATCGTCTGTTAAATCTTCTTGTTCATGTTGTTCAATTGATTCTGCCCATTGTTCAAATTCGTTGAATATGTTTTCTTTTATGTTTTTTTCGTTTTCTTCGTTTTCTTCTGATTTTGTAGCGTAGTCTTCAAGGTCAACTACTTCTTCCTCGGCCATAATTCGATGTATTAAAGGAAAAAATTTAGTTAGTTCTTCTTTAAATCTAGTTTCTGTAAATTTGCTTTTGTATTCTTCCATAGCAACAGTATCTAATTCGATTAGATCCTCGTCATTGCCTTCATTGAATTCTGATAGCCATGCTTTGTAGTGTCTGCTTTTGCCCAACGATTCCAGTGTGGTTTTTAAGTGATTAAGGCGGCCTACGGCCCTTTCTGTTATTCCTAGTGCTTCTTGATTGAGCGTCGGGCTCTGAACATGTTTTCTAAATTCTTGTAGTTGTGCAATTTCTTCACACATACTGATGATTTTTTTAGCAGGTTCGTCATAGGGAACACCGCCGTGATCAATGTGCTGTGCCAATGCAAATGCCAGTGGTAAGTAGTTGAATGGGGATTTAAATCTTTCACCATCTCGATTTTGAATAAAAATTGCAGATATGTTAGATCCTCTGCTGCGATCTCCAGGAAATGTTTCACTTACTGGTTTACGATGCCTAACAATAACTTCAGTTTTGCCCTGAACTCTTCGACTGGTTTTGCTAGATACTCTACCATTCCATTTAGATTCGCTCATTTTTACCATTTTTTGTTCCTCATTATTGTCGGTTTTAGTAGCGGCCAGATGTTGAAAATCTCTTTGGTCGAGATTGTTTTTAGCAATATCTCTAGTATCAAATCTCAGTAGTCTGCGTTTGGCAAAATGCCTCATTTCTTTTAAAAAACTATACCAAAGATTTAAAACACCAGCATCTTGATCCTCAGTAATTCCTTGACTATAATAAATTTTAAGACTACCCGGGTCGTTAATGCTAATGCTGATTCTGCCTAGATCGTTGCCCTCGATCATAAAATCAAAATCAAAAAATCTTGCTTCGACCGGATCAATTGTAACAGATCCTGCTTTGTCCCCCATTTCAAGATTGCTGAATCGGCTGCGAATCTTGTCAAAAAGGTCTTGACTGATAATTTGTATGGCCTTCATAATGAGTATTTATGTGTATTGGGTAATATACAAGGGCAACGGGGTATCGTAATCCTCTAATCCGGTATGATCTTTCATTTTTTCATAAATCGCCGGGTCCCAATCCTGTAATACCATAATCATACGTATGGCCAACAATAAACTGCTAACCAAGTCGTCATGATGCCCTGATTTGGCTTTAAATGTAATTCCTGCTGCTACAAAATTTTTTAATTCACTTAGCAAACTTTTGCTATGTATTTTTAACAATCTTCCTTCTACCAATTGTTTAAGTTTAGAACATGCGCTGATTTTCGAACCATGCGTGGTGTTAAATCCTTTACGAAATCTACGAACATGTCCTTTTTTAATTGGCTCACTTAAAAATAATCCTGGGAAAGTTTCTTCTCCTAACTCGTTAATAGCCACTAGTGCGCTTTCTCCAAGTGTATTGTTTTCTACGCTGAAGTAGATATTACTAGGGCTACCGTTATCGTCTATGTATTTTAATAAATCTCGTAGTATTTTAACTTGTGTTTGCACTGGAGTAGTATTGTGATGCCACTCGCACACTTGAATTAGTGAGGGCAATTCGACTACTTGTATAGCGGCATAATCGCCTCCGGTTCCTAAACTAGGGTCGAGACTAACAATATAGGTAGAACCAGGAACAATGTTTTTATACCACCTTGCTTGGCCCATTTTCATAATGGGGTCACTACCTTCTAATCCTGCAAGATTTAAACTATTAATTAGTGTTTCATCAAAAATGAGAAATTTACATTCATGCTCTCGTTCAAATCTTTCTACGCCTACTCGGCTGCGCTCTTCTTGTGCCCAGACGTCGTCACGATCAGGGTGTTCGCTCCAGGTTGCAAGACAAGGAAAAAATCCGTTACGTCCTAGATCTGTTTCATTTCCGTAGTCATCAAATCGTTTATTGGCTTCATTCCATATTTGTGCAAATTGATCTTCGTCGCTGTTAGGTGTGCTGGTAATAATTGCTTTACCGCCTGTCGCTAGTGTAGGGGATATACTGGTCCAAAACTCGACGGCAATGTTGGGTACCACATAGGCAAACTCGTCAAGGTATATCATAGATATACTCATACCACGACCAGTTGTTTCTGTAGTAGTCTGCGCTACAATACGACTACCATTGTCGAATTCTATACTTTGTTTGTTATAACTAGTAACCCCGCAACGAATATGATCGGGACACAGTTCATATGCATAACGTAATCGTTGCATAATTTCTTGAGCACCTGAAAACTTGTGTGCAGCAATTAGTATAGTGCTGTTGTCGACAAACATTGCATACCATAGCAAATAACCCACAGCAGTTGTGGTTTTACCCATCTGTCTGCCCAACATGTTAACACTGAATCTGTGTGTGTGATAACTTGACAATAATCTTTTTTGATAATCAAACGGACTATACAACAATTTGCCTTTGACAGGATGTTGTATATAAAAGAAATTTTCTAAGAAATAACTAGGACCTGTATCCGGATGCTGACACTTGGACAGATCCTCAATGTCCTTTTCGGTGAATTTTTGAGATATATTGGCTTTTTTTACCAAAACTCCGTCAAGATTTTTTGCGCCCATAATTTTATTTACATAAAAAAAGCCTCCAAAGAGGCTTTTACCCGTTTAATGTATCAGTTTAACCTTTAGGTGTAACCTTGCCTGTGTTGGGGTTTACATGATCGCCTTTGCTGACTTTTTGTCCAGGCTTACAGTAAACTTTTTTGCCAGTTACAGGATTAATATAGTAGTCACATCTTTCATCGGTTGCTGGGTTAACATCATTGCCAACTGTGTTAACACGGTATTTTGCTCCGCTGTCACCTTCCGCCACACCTTGTTCCTCACCTTCTTCAAGTCCAGCCTGACCGTCACTATACCCTTGCTTTAAATTACGCCATGCGGTTTCAATCCAACCTACTCCAGATCCAATAGTATGACCAACGTTGAATCCAACCGAAGCGGCTTTTGGATTCTTAGTGTTTTGATTAAAATCTTTCATTGCGCCCGCTTCCCTTGCAACTTTAAAAGTAGCAGGACCGTTTAATCCGTCAGTTTTAATCGTGTAGCCTTGTTTTTGCAATTCAAATTGTATATCCCATAACTTAGGATCACCACCAGGTGCAAGACCTGGACGATTTGCTTGTGGCTTTATTTGTTGTGGAATTTGCTGAACTTCTGCAGATCTTACTGGATCGATAGCTTTTACTTCCGTCACACCTTCGGTCATAAACTGTTTCCAGTCTGCCATTAACTGTTGTTCCATTGTAACATGCGCTTTAGGCATATTACCATCCATACGATCACCTTGGCCAGGTTGGTTTTCGTGATTAGCATAAATTTCAGGGTCAAATTCTGGAATGATGTTAGGGTCGTTTGGAGTATTAGTATAACCAGACTCGTCAACTTCCTCATCTATATCTGGATTCATCATGTCCATCATGCGACGCATATTGCTCGACTCATCGTCCACTTCGATTGAATCATCGTGATCGTGTTCCATATCGCTGTGATCGGCAGCAGCAGCGCCCACTGCTGCTCCAGGCATTGCAGTAATCACCACTGGGTCATGCTCTATTCCCAAATGCTCTGGTTCTACTTTGTGAACTCCTGCTAGTTTCATAATATCGGCTAACATGCCACTCAACTCAGGACCGCTATCGGCTGTCATGTTGATACTGGCCGGAGTGTGATGTTCCACTTCACTGGGCATACCCATGGGCCCGCATTCTGCTAGATCCTCGTTTTCGTTCATTGCGGCTAATCTTTCTTCTTCCTTTCGAGATGCTTCTACTTCGTCAGGAGTAACTAACCAATTTGGTTTATCTGTGTTATCAGCAGTTGCTGGTTGATCGGGGGTCTCTTCTGGTTCTTCTCTAAATAAATCACGCAATCTTCCCATGGTATCAGTACCTTGCATCTCAGGAGGTAGTGCTTCTCTAGGTAATTGTTTAACAACTGTTGGATTTTTTGCCATCCATTCTTTTGACGGTAGTGTAGGAATCAAATTACCTGTTGCATCTCTTGGTCCGCCTAATCCACCACCTGGCTCTCCCGCAACAGACTGCTGACCTTGCAGATTCTTTATTCTCCACTGGAGTTGTGCCTTTTCCCAAGGTTCTTTTGCTGTCGAAAGCATTTGCTGCAGGCCTGCCATTTGTGGATCATTGCCGCTTTCCTTAACATGTCGAGTGACAATATTAGGATTGGCTGCATCTAATTCGGCTAGTCGGTTTAATACGTCGATCATTTGCATAATTATTTTTTCCTTGGATCTTTGGCCTGCTGAAGATTACTTTTAGTATTTGCAGGTGCGTCTGTATTGTACTTGGCGGGCTGTGTTTCTGGAATTTTTTCTCCCCGCTCTTTTCTCTTTTGCTTTAATACATCATTCAATTCTTTTACAAAACCAGTGTTGTATTTGTCTCCGTAATAGTCTTCAAAATTTGCATTAGGCGCTTCTTCGTAATTAGCATTTTGTAACAAAGCACCTGTTCTAGTTTCTTTTTCTTCTTGATACTCTTCACTAGGCTCGCCAGGTCGACGAACTACCAACGAGTTGCGAGGAATTTTTAGTTCTTGAGTGAGTTTTTCGGTTAATTCTTGTTGAGTAGTGGGATAATCTAGTACAACTTCATAAATGCTTACTTCAACATTTTTTAATTGTGGGAAATCTAACGGTAGAGCCTGGATTGGTGTTTTTGATAATTTTTTAAGTTTTACAGGTTCGTTGCCTTCGGTATATCTACCAAGTACCATTTTCATTAAATTTTCTTGTTCAGGAGAGACTTCGTTAGCAATTTTTATACGAAATTCGTATTTTTTATTAGAAATGCTTTCTTGAAGATATTCTTTAAATGATTTGTTCATTATACTATACACCTTGTCAATTATTTATTCAAATTCTTAAGTTTTTCTAGGATACTGTTTCTATCGGTAATAATGTATCCTTGCCCCTCTACAGTATCATTTGTTTCAGCACTATGTTTTTTATCTATTGCAAGTTTTTTAAGTTGCAGGTCTACCATCTTTAATTTTTTATCAATTTTGTTAGTTTTTGCCGTAATGGCAGCATTCATCATATTAGCAGCAACTTCAAACATACGGGCCCCGTATCTTGGTTCTACATTCATGCCTAGGTCCATTAGATCATCATAGGCCTGTTCTGCTTTGTTGGCTAGTGCATCTAGTTCCGCATCACTCATATCTCCTAGACCCTTTACTCTAGGTAGTGCCGCTGATATTTTATCAAATTCTTCTAATTTTTCCTCCAAGGTAAATGCGGGAGGTGATACTACAGACTTGTGTGAGGTTAGAGGTTCTGGGTTAGTTGGCTCAACATTGAGCAATTCTTCTAAACGTTTTGTCATTCAATATCCTTTTATTTTTTTATTCCGGCAAATAAATCGTGTTCGTTTATTACTCGAAATTGTATTCCGTGATTTCTGCAAAATGCTGCGGCTGCTGACCACTTGGCCATGTTTTTAACATACTGCGATTGATTGTAGGGATTTTTTCCTACTTTTTCTCTCAACATTTGATTTGCTGGTTTTATTTCTACTAATTCAACATGTTTTTTCATGTTTCGATCTATGTAGGTTATTAAAAAATCGGGAACATACACTGTTTGTTTACCCGTTAACGGATCCCTATAGGGAATTTTTATAGATTCGCTGGCCCATTGTTGCACACTAGGATTATTATCACAAAACATGCAAAATGTAGTTTCCCAACTGCTACGACAAAATGGTAGTTTTGACCCTACATACTTTTCTGGGTTTTTAGGGGTATAGAATGATTGGCTATATTTTAAACTCATAAGTTAAGCATAAAAAATCGTATCAAAAAAATCAATATATCCCACAAAAGATTCACGACTATATTTGAATACCCCGACCCTTTCTCCTAAACTAGTTTCAGATGTACTTTTTAAATTTACTGAAACTCGGCCTTTACCTATTTCCACTTTTTCAGTTGCGGTAGGATTAGACCAGCCATAGGTTGTGCTATTGAAAATCATTTCGCCGCCTTTGTATGCTGTAACAAATAATTCAATCGGATCGCTGCCAACAGATCCGAACCATTGTGCTCTACAGTCTACAGTTAAATTAGTTTCACTTGAATATCCCTCCCTAAATTTTACTAAATCGATCAATACAGACTCGCTTCCAGAACTCGATGTATTATCACCACTCCAAATGAGGATATCATTAATTTTATTGAGTTGTCCCCATCCGACATAGCCTGGAAATGTTGTTATCCGAGTTCTGGTATCAAGATCTTGTCCGTCAGTAAATTTGTATTCAATTGTTATATAATCTGCCTCAAGAACAAATGATGTATCGTCTATGATAGTTAGATCTGAATACTCAATAATAGGACCGGTTAAGGATCCTGTTCTAAGATTAAACCGTAATGCTTCATCGCCCTCTAAAACTGAATCTTTTTTTGCATGTATTAGAACATCACCGAATACTCGATAATATTCTGGTTGATTATAAGTTAAAACTTTAAATTTTCCACTTATTGGAGTAACAAAATCTTCCTGATTAACATTATTACCATCTAATGTCCAAAATAATTCTATCCCTAATGGAACATACATAGCATCAATAAATATATACCGACGTAAAGCAAGATCTGTAGTTTCATAAAGTTCCCATGGGTACCATTGATATCTTGTATAATTTAAACTAGTAATCCGTATGCCGTGAACTGGTACAATTCGAATTATAGGGACTCGAGGAATTAATTTTATCGAACCTTGTGTAACAGGTCCAGATGTTGGCGAATTTACTCTAACATTTAAATTTATTCTTTTATCAATTTCATTAAAATTACTATCAAGTATTGTAGAAATTGGTACCGAATAAGATTGAATTGAACTAATGCCGTCATTAATGACTTGAATTTGTCCACTCGGTTGTGTCCCAGCAGCCACATCTGAAGATTCTATAGTCGAATTACTTAAATCCCAGTATAACATAGTCCCTGTTTTTACATCTTTTACAGTTATATTAAATATTGCTTGATCCCCTTCATAAATTTCATTTTTTTGAGAGAAAACTATATAAACAGGATTCATCTTATCATTATCTACAATATTTCGAAAAACTTCTTGATTTTGTAAAGGATTAATTGAAGAATAACCTATAAAACTTGAGTTATATCTATTGTAATTTAATATTTCTGTTAATACTAAAGAAAGATCGGCACTAGTAATACCCTGCATTGTATCTAATACTTGCATAGGGTTCAAATTATCTCTTTTGCATTGAGAAATTATAATAACTGCAATAGATTGGGCAGCAGATTTATTAAAGTCTTTACTGGTAAAAAATCCTGTTATAGCATCAAAAGTTGCGCTGTCTAATTCTATAAGACTTTCGGAATAAGCATCAACTGCTTTGACAAATTTATTTTGAGACTGCCCTTCGCTAGAAGAGGGCAAATTATTGTAATTTACGGGCATTTTTGAGTTTTAATTTATTTTCTTTTGTTGTGCATTGGTATTATTATTACCAAATGCTGAGGTTATAGAAACTCCGATATTGTTTCTTACTTCTGGCCGATTTCCATTATTTTGTAAATCGGTTAAGGATCTGCTAATAGTTCTCTCTGTATCACTTCTTATAGTTTTAGCATTTATCTTTTTTGCATCCTGCCATGTTTGGCCTGCATTAATTGCTACTCCTAAAAAATCCAATGGAGTTTTTGCATTCTTTAGGCTGCCATTTTCTCCGAATATATCGCTTACACCCCCTAATACTCCTGCTATACCTCCCGGACGTATAGGGCTAGGAGTGTTGTCATAATATACGGCAGAGAAAAATTTTGCATCTTTGTCTTTTTTAAGTTTTCCGTTTTTGTATAAAACTCCTTCGTAGGAAATTGTAGCTTTATTTGCTAATGCTCTTGTTTGGTCATCTTGGGACAAAGAATCGTGATCCCAAGCTGTTATTAAGGGGTTTAGCAATGTCATTTGTGTAAACTTTTGTTGATGCATTACATAAATGTCTATCGAATCAAAAAATCTGTTTATTTGTACACTATTTCCACCATAAAAAAAAGAATTACTATTAAATTTAGTATCTCTAAATGCTTCAGGTGGTGCTGACCTAGATTTAACATCGTACCACCCATCGGCGTAATGATATTGATAATAATTTTTCCATAACCAATTAGTTATGTCACTATTATCGTCATGGAACGTCATTGTAATATCATTGTATTTTATATTTTTGTAAACTGGAACCCTCCTATTGTATTGATTAAGGATGTCAGTCGGCATTGTGAATTTAGGCATATCTAGTTTTTTAACTAATAGTCCTACGTCTTTCATTCCGGAGTTTTTCCAACCTTGATCGATTACAGCGTTTGGATTTATATTAAATGATACAAAATATAAAAATTGAACTTTTGGTGCACGAGCATATGTATTTGTAACATAAAGTCGATTAGCGTGTTGGTAATCATGAAAAAAAGATTTGTCCGAGCCAAATACTCCTTTTCCTACACCAGATAAAAAATTAGTAAATGCATTAGCCATAGTAATATTTAGTTAAGAAAAAACCGAGAAATCTCGGTTTTTTCTTATGCTACAGTAAATAATGCTTTCGTTACATTAACCTTTCCACATTATCTCGATAACCGCCGGCTAGTGTATCATTACCCACAACGGTATGTCCTAGCTCTAACATTCTGTCGGCTAAATGACTTCCTAAAAATCCTGCTATTCCTGTTATAAAAATTTTCATATTACCCTTTATATTGGGTCATAAAATTATACAATGCCTGCGTGTCAGATTGCAACCATCGTTGTGTTCTTGCCCAGAGCCAATGGTCTTTTTCTCTATTACAAAACTTGTCTTTGCGATCCCATAGTTCGTCTTTTATGTCAACAATTAACGGAGTTTTGACATCTGTTACTTCAATGTATCTGCCCAGTTGTTTTGCAATGTCTCTATACCATGTATCAACATACCAGTGATGAAAGTGTGGAGGCAAGAAGTATCCTAATGCTCGTACCCAGTTTTTGTGTATGCAGAAATGCGGGCAATGATCTTTGGTTAAAAATCCACCATCCCAAGCTAGCCCATCCACTGACGGATAAACAAATGCAATTTTATCTGGATAGGGTTCAAAGTATTTTAAAATTTTAATATCCCAATCCTGTGTCTCAAACCATCCATCGTGGCCAACCAAAAACAAATATTCATGTTTTGCCTGTTGAGCCATTATATTCCAGCTGTAGATTGGGCTACGATCTGGACCAACAGTAATATGTTTGCGATCAATTAACTCAAAATATTTTTGTAATTTTGGGTCGTCATCGTTAAGGTATAATATAATTTCAATATCGGTGCCTGCTAATGCTTTTGCAGTGTTCACCATCTTGGCGCATAACTCAGGTTGTCCTCTGCTAGGACATAGTATACTGATCATTTAATTTCCTTATCATTTACTTATACTATAATAGAGTATACAACAATTTTTATGTCAATTGTATTGGCAGAATTAGCCTTAGCAATATTTAGTTAAGAAAAAACCGGGAAATCCCGGTTTAATCTTATGAAAAGAGGTATAGTTTTTAACCTAAAGCAAGAGACCTAATTGTCCTTCCTACACTAACACCAAGTCCAGTTCTATTACCGGCTGAATCAACTTGTAAAGCATTGTCAAATGATATTGATAAATCTACAGTCATTGCATCCGATGCGGCAGAATAACTGGCTTCTTTATATGTAGCGCTATCTATATAACAACCGTTTAGTTCAAAAATTTCTAATACACCAGGTGTATAAGCCCCGTTGCCCCCATCTAGCAATTCTACTCGTGTTGTAAATTTATAATCAATACCGGATGCTGCACCGCTCTGTTCATAAAAATCGAATTGCTTCTGCATTTGTTCTCCGATTTTTTTACTAACAGTATTGGTTACATCATCTCTGATTGATAACTTGATGGCTTCGAAAGAATGTTTTCCAGCCAATTTTACAGTACTGTTGTAAACGCTAAGTTTTATTTGTTCAAATTTAACAACAGGACGACCTACACTTATTACCTGTTTAGTAAGTTCAGTAGTTGCCGCACCCGCAACTCCAAAATTATCTAGCGTAACTCTAAATCTATAAGTGAGTTTGGGCATCAACAGGCCTTGGCTTGCTGAACTTTGATTAGTTGCTAAAGGTACTGTAAACCTACTTAAACTTGCGATAGCCATTAAATTGCTCCTTGTGTATTATTTATCATTATAATCCAGCCTGGATATCGCCGGTATTTTTAATACGCAACGGAATGTAGATGAATTCAACAGCCTTGACTGGCTCAATTGCAACGTCTACATATAGTTCGCCTCTATCAATCCTTGCAGTAGTGTTATTGGTTGCATCACATACTACAATAAAATCATATAGGGCACGCTGACCTACCATTTCTATTAACAAACTCTCTACTGCGGCTTTGATTTCTCTGCGTGTTTGAGAATCATTAGGTTCAAACAAGAAAGGTTTAGCTAATATTCCTAATTGTCTTCTCAAGTATACAATTAGTCGAATTACATTGATGCGATCTAATGCACTGGCATTTTTTGCACGAGTATACTGTCCAAAATTAACTAATCCTACTCCAGGCAATGTAGCAATTGGATTAATTTTAACTTTTGCCATGACGTCTCGTATCCCTTGATGAAGAGAAGCAGTTTTAAATTCGCCTTCCATGTCAATATATCCAACACTTGATGCGTTTTCAATACCACCTCTTCGAGTTCCTGCCGGGGCAAACCAAGGATAACTCTTAGCATCACTATTAATAATTGTTCTTAACATCATATGGCTAGGAGGAACAACTATATTATTTCCAAAATTATCGTTGGTAAATCCGCTTGGATAAAATAGTCCTAAATATTCACTGTAACTCACTGCTCCTTCGTCGCCGTTGTCAAAGGCTAGCATAGAATTATTCCCCCATTCTGATAATGAAGTTCCAGAGGGCTCTAATCTAAATGGGGTGTCACCTACAATAAATGCAACTTCGCCGCAATCAGTATTGAATGCAATCATATTTTGAATAACTTCTGGGTATCCAGGGCAAGCAATTAGATTAAATGCTAATGTTTCTACATCTCTGATAGCACCGTTAGTATCTATTAACGATTTCAAAGAAGCAACTACTACCCCACGTTGAGCCATTCTTCCAAATCTTCCAGACCCGTCCTCGTTAACACTGAAGTAAGATACCCAACGATTTGTATCGTAGAGAGCCATAGATTCGTTATTAAACCTTATATTTTTACCGCTATTTGCAAAAATGTTAATATAACCGGATATAAATTGCTTAACATTGTTTCCGCTTCTGCGAGTATTCCATAATCTTGTTCCTTGTGGATATAGTGCAGGATCTGGTGCATCAGGATCAAGATAATTGCTAGATAACAAACTAATAATTGTGCTAGGAGTCATTGTAGTACCAGTTGTAGCATATCTAGCATCAGCAAATAACCATCCATTTGGACTAGTTTGATCAGTTACATCTTGAATAATCCATTTATTAGCCGAAGAACTCCATACATATACCGTTTTTCCGTATTGTTCAGGATCGGAAGTGTCGATCCAGATGTCACCGTTAACTAGAGGAGTTCCATCGCTTTGACCAGTTGCAGAATTAGGTTCTAATGCACTAATAATAGGTCCTCCCGGGCTGCTGCTGGGGAATGCATTTTTATAGCCAACCCAAGTTGTACCATTATGATACATAATATCAACTTCGCTAATCGTATTATTATACCACAATGCACCGTCATTGGGCAATGTGTAAGGAGTTGTAGATTTTGCTTCGTAAGACAATGGTCTCCAATTAGTTATTAGGTATGTTGCACTATGATTTAACGGAGCATTATAAACATTAGCAGTTCCCAGTTTAGTGACACTATTATAAGCAGTTACGCCCATACTAGAGAAAGGAGAGCCAATATCGTCGAGTATTTCAAACATTCCACCCTTTGTATGTGTGATTGTTAGAGTTGATGTTGCAGAATCGTATGCCGCGCTGATGTTTAAAATTCCTGCGACTCCGAGTGCAGTTGCAATTGTTTCTGTAAGATTTGCAGTAGGAGACCCCGGAACATTAATAGTGGAAAATGAAGACCAAGAACCAGTACTAACTTGAGTTACCCTAATATCAAATGATGTAGCACCGGCGCTTTTTCCGGTTGACTGAATTGTTAGCGTAGTGGGCCCCGATGCAGATTTCCTCCAAACTTTAAAATCTGCAGATGCTATATCGTTGTAATCAGTTGCTACTATAACAGTCCCTACCGGAATATTTGCTCCGCCTCCTACAGTATCTAGAGTATAGATTGCATTTTCTAAACTTCTATATACATTAGCAGTAGTCTTTTTCCATTGTCTAGTACTACCTTCATAATAACTAACGTCCCAGTTTGAACCGTTGCCTGGGCTTGTTGTCTTGAGCCATACACTCCCGTTTGGAGTAGATGCTGTCCAATTAGGGTATCTGGTGTGAGGATTTATTACAAATTGTTTTCCACTATCGAACGTGTTGGCAACCTGGACCCAAGCACCAGACACTGCACCTGTCTTATAATAAAGTTGATTCGGATATGTTTGCCCGTTATCAGAAGTAATGTATACTGCATAATCTCCCCGGCTACCAAAAGAATCTCTTGGGATGCCACCAGTGCTATTGGTTTGATAGTTATCGTTGTCGATTATTAAAGGAGTTTTTACGGTAAATGACAGCGTTGCTGTATTCCATTCGTTAATACCGAATGCGGTATTATCTGTGTCAATCCAATAAGTTCCCGCGACAGGAGGACCTACCGGTACATCGGTAGTAGGTTCTAACTCGGTTAGATTTACATCTGCTCTTACAACATATACTCTAGAAGTTACACCTAAAAGACTATATGCTGTTTGCAATCCATATTCGTTAAGTTCACTACCATGAATCGGGTTTCCAGTGGTGCTGGTTTTAAAATCTGGAGTCCCAAATGTGTCAGTTAAGTCTCTCTGACTAGTTATAACCCAAACTCTTCCATTCTTTGCTGGGGTTGTGCCCTGAGCAATTCCTGTACCGGAAGCATTGGGTTTATCTTGTGCTGTTGCAACAAATACTATAGGTGTTGTTCCTGCAGGAGCAGGATTGTAAAAACTTTCGTCGATTACTGTAACTTCTATGCCAGGGGACTCTAAAATAGCCATCAATTTTCTCCTAATGGAACATTATTTTTATTTATCCGGTATCATAAAAAAATAGCGGTTAAATAAAGAGAATAAAAAGGGCGGAGTAATGAGGAAACTTTGCAAAAAATGTCAATTAAGACCATGTGCAATTAACTACTATAGGGAGGGAAGACCTTATTATAGGTCTCAATGCGATCACTGTGCCAAGGGGTATAAAACAGAAAATCCCCGTTGGATGCAAGTCGGATACAAGAAGAAGGACCAATGCGACAAATGTGGCTTTAAAAGTCGGTATTCTAGTATTTTTAATGTTTTTTATGTAGATGGGGATCTAAACAATAATAGAATTACCAATCTTAAAACCGTGTGTGCAAATTGCCAACGAATATTACATACGGAGGGTATTAAATGGAAGCAAGGAGATTTGACCCCGGATCTTTAGTAATTTTTTCTAATTCTGCAAATAGATCAGAAATAGACCCATTATTATCAATTTCCATATCAATCAACTGACCAATCCACGCAGTTTCACTAGCATGAATTCCTAACTCTTCCAAACGCTTACGTCCAACTGCCCAATTTATGTTTCCATTTGGGCCACGATTATAACTTTCGGCATATTCGTACCAGTCGGGATCTGGGCCCCGCTTGATTCTAATTACAATTCCGCCCGATTTTCGAATTGCAGTTATTTCGTTAGGAAAGCGAACATCACTGATAACAATGTTATCACGAGTTTTCCTCATTTTATTTTCTAAACTGGCAATCCAAATGTCATCATGAAATGTGCCTCGCAATACTTCAGTGCCCCAATATTGTAGCACCCATCTCGGAGTAAGAGTTGGCATACTTAAACGGCTGGCCCACCATGGATCCACTTGTTCACGCCATTCTCGTGCTTCCTTAGTACGACCTTCAAGCAGTGTTCTATCCCAACCAAATACTGCTGCCACTGCATCTTTTAGTGTGCTGGCAAAACTATCTCGTCTAAATTCATGATAATTTACCAAATAGTCTGCCGCTGTATCTTTACCTGACGAGATAAAACCTACAAAACCAACAATCATTTGTATCCCCACTAGATAACAATATTGTATTACAGTCTAATTAAAAAATCAATTTTAATTTAACCAGTGACCCAAGTAAGAGGAGTGTCTCCGGTCTTGTAATTTACCAGATCCTGTTCTAATATTTCAATTTCAGTTTTCCCTTCACCTTTAAGGGCTGCACCGTTTAATTGGGTACTTCCCTGCGGACTGGCAATACTGGCAAATTTTTCACGAGCCTCACCTAACATAAGTTTGCATGTAGCCAAACTATAATCTCTTAACCATTGGCCTGCATGAGGGTCTTGTAACAGATTAAAATCTGGTCGATAATTATACATCCACATCAGCACCTCCTCGTTGGTTCGAGGACGTTGCATTATTGTTAATACTTTGTTAGTTTTATTAAAAGAAAAATTTATATCCGAACCAAACATTTTGCCAACTTGTTTTTGGTAACTAGCAAATGCATAATAGGTAGCCAGCCCGCCCATATTGGTACTGGCCATTAGATATGTGTTTGAGTATGCCAAATTAAATGGTTCGAATATTGTTCCGCCGTCACCGCCCCCTGATCTAGAACCAATACTGCGTCGAAACAATTGCCTAACTTCCATAACTTCTTTTGGGAGAATATAGTCATTTTGATCAAGTTGAAGGGAAATAAATCCAAAACTTTCTTCTACTGCATTGCTGCTTCTTTGACGAAATTTTGATAGTGCTCGATCAATTGCAGTGTTATAGTGAATTGGGTCTAGTTCTACATCTATCATTCCAGCGCCGAGCATGGCTTGTATATATTCTACAACTTTTTGACGTTCGTTTAATGTATCACTCATACAGGTATTTATCTATTTGTAGTTCTATAAATACAAGACTCGCTGATATTTCGATACCTTTTAAGGAGAATTAAAATTCCAAGACTTAGTTTATATAGGCCAGAAAAAGGCAACGATTTTCGATTCTTAGATCGAATAATCAATGAAGAATTCCAAGTCGGCGGGGTAGATATTTACATTCACAAATATCTTGGACCAGTTAACCCTGCAGAAGGTGAAAGTACTCCTGGTACTCCTATAAATTCCAATGCTATACCAGAATTAGGTATACAAGATTTGATTTTTATGGAAAATCGAGATCGCCATTATGATCCTGATGTATATGTAATTCGAGGAATTTATACCATGCAGGATTTAGATTTTAATCTAAGTCAGTTTGGGCTATTTCTTAATAACGATGTTATTATGGTATCTTTTCATCTTCGCAGTTCATTTGAATGCATTGGTCGAAAAATTATGAGTGGAGATGTACTAGAATTACCCCATTTAAAAGACGAATATGCATTAAATGACAGTTCAGTTGCACTGCGAAGATTTTATGTAGTTCAAGATGTTACCAGGCCCACTAATGGTTTTAGTCAAACTTGGTATCCCCATTTGATTCGAGCCAAATGCGTGCCGTTGATTGATAGTCAGGAATTTAAAGAAATTCTCGATGAGCAAAGTGGAGATGAAAGTGGTGGTTCTTTGCGAGATCTTATCAGCACTTATAAGAAAAATTTAGAAGTGAATAATCAAATTATAGCAGAAGCGGAACTTAACACTCCAAAAAGCGGGTTTGATACCACTAGTTACTACGTGCTTCCTATTAATCCAGAAACCGGTCAATTAGATATTATTGATGCAAGTTTAACAACTGCTGATGCCAGTTCAGGGTGGGATGCTAGTTCAACATTAAAAACCCCTAGAAAAGAATTTTACGTCAGTTATTTAGACGGTGACGGAATTCCGTCAAACGGGGCCCCATATGGGTTTGGAATTACATTTCCGTCGGGACCATCTGAGGGAGAATATTACCTTAGAACTGATTTTGCTCCTAACAGATTATTTATATTTGACGGAAGGAATTGGGTGAAATTTGAAGACGATGTTCGTATGACATTAAATAATTTTGGTAATGACGACGTGACTTCAGGTGTGTTTGCAGGGAAATCTGTTAGACAGACTTTAAAAACTTCTTTTATTAATAATAAAAATACAGCAACTATTGCTGGTCAAGTCGTGCAAGAACGTCAAGCATTGAGCAAGGCACTAAAACCAAAAGCGGATTATTAAATGTCTGATTATTTTTACGACGGTCAAATAAAAAGGTATATAACCCAATTTATGCGGGTTTTTAGCAATTTCAGTTATAAAGATGCTAAAGGACAATTAGTACGTGTACCAGTTAGATATGGTGACATGTCTCGACAAGTGGGAAGTATTTTGGCTCAGAATTCAGAAAATTCAATTCCAAGTGCGCCTTTTATGAGTTGTTATATAACAGATTTAAAATTTGATCAATCGAGAATGCAAGATCCCACTTTTGTCAGTACTGTTAATATAAGGCAGAGAGAGTATATCGATACTGAACAAGGGAGAGAGTTTTTGAATACTCAAGGCCAAAATTACACAGTAGAAAGATTGATGCCAACTCCTTATTTAGGAACCTTTGTTACAGATTTATGGACAACTAATACAGATCAAAAACTACAAATTTGGGAACAGATTTCGGTACTGTTTAATCCAAGTTTAGAACTACAAACAACTGACAATTATATTGATTGGACCAGTATCAGTGTGTTAACACTAACAGGTACTAAGTGGACTAGCCGGACTATTCCTCAAGGCACAAATCAAGATATTGATATACTTAGTATGAGTTTTGAAACATATATCTGGATCACACCACCAGTTAAGGTAAAAAAATTAGGTATTATCACTAAAATTATCGCTAATGTGTTTGATGCTGGCTTGGATAATCTGTCTGAATTAAATTCGGACACAGTTTTTAATTCAATTAGTCCTGAGAATTCAAAAGTAGTGATCACATCTGGAAATTTTGGTCTGCTGGTATTAAACAATACAGCAAAATTATTAACCCAGTCGTACATAAACGAACAAGAAAAATTTAATAAAATTGATAACAATGTTCCCTGGACCAGACTCTTAGATTTATATCCGGGAAAATTTCGAGCAGGTCTTAGTCAACTAAGATTAATGACTCCAAACAATACTGAAATAGTTGCTTATCTTAGTCTAGATCCACTAGATGAAACTGTGATGAATCTTAATTTTGATTCGGATACTATTCCTACTAACACTATAATTGCAGGAAGTGTTTTGCCAAGAGGTACTGTAGATGCTATAATTGACCCAGAAAAATTCAATCCTTCATCCCCTAGTGTCGGTATACGATATTTGATACTGGAAAATTTAAATTCTTCTCACAGCACGCCAGGTTATGATGGACCCGATGCTTGGAAAAACGCAGACAATTCTGATCCTGTTGCATCGGCTAATGATATTATCGAATGGGACGGATCTCGATGGCAAGTAATTTTCAATTCTAAAATAATCAGCAGTGTTGTTTACATAACCAATACCTATACGGGAATTCAATACAAATGGACCAACGGTGAATGGACTAAAAGTTCTGAAGGAATTTATGATAGGGAACTATGGAGATTGGTTCTTTGAATCAAATAGTGTGTGGTGGTGGACTGTTTTTTTCAGAGGATACTAAACGATTTCTTTTTTTACTGAGAAATCAAGGAAAAACTGCGGGAACTTGGGGTCTTGTAGGAGGCAAAAAAGAACCTGATGATCTTACAATCATAGATACTCTTCGAAGAGAAGTCGAAGAAGAGATTGGTAAAATCCCCAAAATTAAGAAAATTATACCTTTAGAATTGTTTACATCAACTGATCAAAATTTTCAATACAGTACATATGTATTGTTAGTTGAAAAAGAATTTATTCCGTTGTTGAATCGAGAGCACAGCGGCTATGCTTGGTGTAATTTTGACTGCTGGCCAAAACCTTTGCATCAAGGTGTAAAAAATAGTTTTAACAATCGAGTGATTCGTGCAAAATTAGAGTTGTTGCTGTCTTTATTTTAAGTGTGTTCTAATTTACATAATCTATTGTCGACTGCTTCTATTTTATTGTTTAGGTCTTTAACTGCTTCTATTAAGAGTGCTGTGAGATTTCCGTAGTCAATACTTAATATCGGTTCTCTAGTCGTTCCATCGGGGTCTGTTGGAACAGTTTCAATTACAACTTCTGGAATAATTGGAAGAACTTCTTGTGCAATTACTCCTATTTTTTTAGTTTTAGAAGAATCGTCAGTTCGATTATAATATACTCCCCGCAATTTTAATGTTTTGTCTAGTGCATTGTCAATTTGCACAATGTTTTCTTTAAATTTAATATCTGAAAATGCTGTGACGTTACCAGCAAAAGTACCAGCACCTCCAAACTGAGCACTATTGTTAGTTAAATCTACAACATACGGCCAAAGGCCTGTACTATTTGTTGCCCATCCATTGGCACCATCCGATCTTAAAATATAAAAAAGATTACTATTGTTGTGAATTACACCACCAGTTTGGTCACTGTCGCTAAAAATAATAGTTGGATAAGTTCCCCGTAACTTAATCGTTGGGCCTTCAGTATTAATGATTGTAAAAGCAGCCGAACTAGATACTCCGTTACCACTACTGTTACCGTAAAGAATCTGCCCTGATGTAGCGCTTACTGGAGCAATCTCTCCTTGTACGCCTATTTTTCCCTGAAGTCCTTGCTTTCCCTGTATACCCTGTACACCTTGATCACCTCTAACGCCCTGTAGACCTTGATCACCTTTAATGCCCTGCTGACCTTGCCATCCCTGAAAACCTTGCTGAGAGGCTCGTTCCCCTTGGAATCCTTGTTCTCCTTGAATACCTTGCTTTCCTTGTGTACCTTGATCACCTTTAATGCCCTGCTCACCCTGTAATCCTTGCTTTCCTTGTAGTCCTTGCCGTCCTTGTAGTCCTTGCTCGCCTTGTATCCCTTGTGGTCCCTGCTGACCTTGTAGACCTTGTCGCCCTTGGAATCCTTGAAGTCCTTGCTTTCCTTGTTCTCCCTGAATACCTTGAATAGGGGGGCCTTGTAGTCCTTGTAGGCCTTGTAATCCTTGGTGCCCTTGCAGTCCTTGGTGCCCTTGCAGTCCTTGTCGACCTTGTTCTCCTTGTAGTCCCTGTTTTCCTTGAAGTCCTTGCTTTCCTTGTTCTCCTTGAATCGGGGGACCTTGCATTCCTTGTAGACCTTGTAATCCTTGGTGCCCCTGAAGACCCTGAAGACCCTGCAGTCCTTGTAGTCCTTGTAGTCCCTGCAGTCCTTGTAGTCCCTGCAGTCCTTGCTTTCCTTGTTCTCCTTGAATCGGAGTACCTTGCAGGCCTTGAAGTCCTTGTAATCCTTGTAGGCCTTGCTTTCCTTGAAGACCTTGTTCTCCTTGTTTTCCTTGAAGACCCTGCAGTCCTTGTAGTCCCTGAAGACCTTGTAATCCCTGCTCTCCTTGATTTCCTTGGATAGGAGCTCCCTGCAATCCCTGCAATCCCTGTAGTCCTTGTTCTCCTTGGCGCCCTTGTAGTCCTTGTAGACCTTGTAATCCTTGGTGCCCTTGCAGTCCTTGCAGTCCTTGCTTTCCTTGTATACCTTGTAGTCCTTGCAGTCCTTGGAGACCTTGTGTCCCTTGATCTCCTTGGAGAGGAGGTCCCTGCATTCCTTGCAGTCCTTGTAGCCCTTGTAGCCCTTGTATCCCTTGAAAACCTTGAAAACCTTGCTTTCCTTGTATACCTTGCTCACCTTGTAAACCTTGTTCTCCCTGTTCTCCTTGAATAGGAGCCCCTTGAATTCCTTGCAGTCCTTGCAGTCCTTGTAGCCCTTGCGTACCTTGCTGTCCTTGAAAACCTTGAGAACCTTGTTTTCCTTGAGAACCTTGTTTTCCTTGTAGGCCTTGTTCTCCTTGTTGCCCTTGAATCGGGGGACCTTGCATTCCTTGCATTCCCTGCATTCCCTGCATTCCCTGAAGTCCTTGTAAGCCTTGTGTACCCTGGAATCCTTGTCGCCCTTGGATACCTTGAAATCCTTGCTGTGAGGCTCGCTCTCCTTGAAATCCCTGAAGTCCTAATGGTCCCTGGACCCCTTGTGATCCCTGGGCGCCTGCTCCTTGAAACC